AGTTCGCTTTGTAAATGCATTTCCGACAAGTATGGGATCATTAGATTTCCATACTCAGAACACTGACGTGGAGTATCTTACGCTGGAAGCTTCATTTAGATATACCTACTTCGAATTTGTGACCTAAAAATTTAAGATAAATACTTCTATTATATTATGATTACACTTGAAGGTTTGATTGAAATGTGGAAAAAGGATTCCGAGATTGATGAGATGAATCTCGATGAATCTTCTCAGAAAATTGCAAAGATCCATGGTAAATACCTGGAACTTATCTCGATTACGAAACTTCAGTTGAAGAAGAAAGAGCTTGAACAAAAGATCCTTTTAAAGGACAAATGGCTCTACTTCAATGGTAAGATGGATCAGGCTGAGATTGCTACTCGTGGTTGGCCTTTTGATCCATTCAACGGTCTTAAGATTATGAAGACGGATCTTGAGTATTACTTTAATGCTGATCCTGAACTTCAGAAGTCAGAAGAAAAGATTATCTATCTCAAGACTCTGGTAGAAACGCTTGAGGAGATTATGGGCACATTACGCTGGCGCCATACTCATATCAAGAATATGATTGACTGGCGCAAGTTCACATCAGGAGCATGAGCGATCTTATTAAGATCCAGAAGAAGAATGAGGTGTTTGTTCGGGTGGACTGTGATCCATCCGTGGCAAATGAATTATCCGACTTCTTTACTTTCTTTGTTCCTGGCTATAAGTTTATGCCAGCATACCGTAATAAGGTATGGGATGGAAAGATTCGCCTATTTGATTCTCGGCTCAAGACCATTTATGGCGGTTTAATTCCATACATCAGAGAGTTTGCTGAGGTTAGAAAATGTGAAGTAGAATGGGTGGATGATCCATACTATGGAAGACCCGATTCTCGGGAACTGATTGACCCAAATGAACTGGCGCAATTCATTGCGAGCCTGAATCTGTATGCTCACGGTAAATCGATTGATCCACGAGAGTATCAGGTTGAGGCAGTAATGCATGCTCTCACAAATTGGAGAGCACTGCTACTGAGTCCCACCGCCTCGGGTAAGTCACTCATCATCTACATTCTAATTCGATGGTATCTTTCCAAATACGATAAAAAAGTACTGCTGATTGTACCCACAACTTCCCTCGTGGAACAGATGTACAAGGACTTTGCAGATTATGCCACGCTCGATGAAACGTGGGGTGTTGCTGAAACATGCCATAGAATCTATTCGGGTAAAGAGAAAATCAACATTAGCCAGCGTGTAATTATTACCACATGGCAGTCCATCTACAAGATGCAGGCCACGTGGTTCGAACCATATGGCATGGTCATTGGGGATGAAGCACATAACTTTAAAGCCAAATCATTGGCGGCAATTCTAGAGAAACTAAGAGATGCTAAATTTCGCATTGGTACTACTGGCACATTGGATGGAACTCAGACACATAAGCTTGTACTTGAAGGATTATTTGGTCCAGTCTATCAGGTTACTACCACAAAAACTCTTATTGAACAGAACGCTCTTTCGGATCTTGACATTTCGGTATTATTGATGAAGTACAGTGACGAGTTGTGTCAGGCAGCAAAGCAATTCGATTATCAGGCTGAGATTGATTTCATCGTATCTCATGCACCTCGAAATAAGTTTATTCGCAATCTAGCATTGGCTCAAGAAGGCAATACACTGATCCTTTATAATTACGTTGAAAAACATGGGAAACCGCTGTACGATCTAATCGATAAAAAGTTAAATGAATTGCCCCGACGGACTCGCAAACTCTTTTTCGTATCGGGTGGAGTAGATACTGATGAGCGTGAACGTATTCGTGAGATTACTGAGGGTGAAAAGGATGCAATCATCGTGGCCTCCATGGGTACGTTTTCTACGGGTATAAATATACGTAACCTGCATAACATCGTGTTTGCCTCTCCTTCAAAATCTCAGATTCGTATTCTCCAGTCTATTGGACGTGGACTTCGTAAATCTGATAACGGAGTTGCCACAAAAGTATTTGACATTGCTGATGACCTGCATTGGAAGAAGTCACGCAACTATACTCTGGACCATGCATCGGAAAGAATCAAGCTGTATTCAAAAGAAAAGTTTAACTATGTAATCCATGAGGTGGCGCTGTGAGTCTCTACGATCTTGCAGTCATTTTTAAACTCACATCGGGTGATACGATTGTATGTCAGGTGCTATCTGACACGGATAAAAATATGTTGGTTCGTGACCCCGTTCAGGTAAACACGATCAGCGTTTCAACTCCTGAAGGGATTCGTTCTTCCACATATTATTCCCCTTGGTTTCTTGGAGCCAGCTCTCGAGTCCATATGATTCGTAAAGATCACGTGCTGAGTGCTGCAATTCCAAATGATGACATCAAGGAGCAATACTCTGAGATTGTTTCCCATCACTTTGAAACTGAATCAAAAGATCCTTCTATAAAACAGAAAGCCAGCAAATCTTCTAAAAACCCATGGGATGATCTGAACTTCAAGATTGATCCTAAGGAAAGATTTAATAGCTAATCCTAATACTGTTAAGTGAACAGAGATAGATTATAAGAATGATGAGCCAATGTGTACATCTTAATTGCACATGAACATCATTTAGTTTTACACAAAAACTTAAAACTAAGTGTTTACAATTGATGATTGGTGTGTTAGATTGATTCAGTTAATAAATGACTACAACATAATTTTATAATGACGACCACTGATAATTTAGACCCGAATGTGAAACCTAAAATGACTCGTGCAGCAAAGCGCGAAGGCGAGCATTATGTTAATAATAGGGAATTCTCCCAGTGCGTTGTTGATTATGTGAATAGCGTCAAGAAAGCCAAAAATGAGAATACTGAGATTCCTCGTATTACTGAATACATTGGACGATGCTTTCTACGTATTGCTGAAGGCCTATCGCATAAACCTAATTTTATTCGGTACACGTACCGTGAGGAGATGGTAATGGATGGCGTGGAGAACTGCATTAAAGCCATTATGAATTACAACGTGGAAGCTGCAACTCGTACTGGTTCTCCAAATGCATTTGCCTATTTTACTCAGATTAATTACTATGCCTTCATTCGCCGTATCATGAAGGAAAAGAAACAGCAGGACATTAAGTTCCGTTACATTGAACATGCTGGCATTGAGGATTTCATGTCTCAATCAATCGATGGACAAGACATCATGAGTGGTTATGCTGATGGCTTTATTGATGTGCTGAAGAAGCGTATTGGCAAGGTCAAAGAAACTGATATTGCCATCAAACAGTTTAAAAAGAAAGCTAAGACTGACCTTGAGTTCTTCATGCCTTCTGAATGAAACTAGCAATTCTGAATGACACTCATACTGGAGCAAGAAATGCTTCAGACGTATTTCTTAATTACATCGGAAAGTTTTATTCTGACGTCTTCTTTCCATATTGCAAAGAGAATGGCATAAAGCAGATTATCCATCTTGGTGATTTCTACGATCATCGAAAATACATCAACTTTAAAGCCCTTCATCATTCTCGCAAGACGTTCCTGGAACCGCTGCGTGAAAATGGAATGTCGATGGACATCATTCCGGGCAATCATGATGTGGTTTATAAGAACACAAATGAACTATGTTCCTTAAAGGAATTGCTGGGTTACTTCGTTGAGAACGTAAACATTATCATGGAGCCAAAGGTAATGGATTACGCTGGCTGCAAAATTGCAATGCTTCCATGGATTAATCCTGAGAACTATGCAGATTCCATGAAGTTTGTGGAAACGTGTGAGGCATCTATTCTTGGTGCACATCTAGAACTTGAAGGATTTGAAATGATGAAAGGTATGCCATGCTCTCATGGAATGCCAACAGATCCATTCAATCGATTTGAAATGGTTCTCTCTGGACACTACCATACTAAATCTACCAAGGGCAATATCCACTATCTCGGTACGCAGTTTGAAATGTTTTGGTCAGATGTGGATGATCCTAAATTCTTCCACGTGTTTGATACTGAAACTCGAGAGCTGACTCCAGTACTAAATCCGCTGACAATCTTTACTAAAATCATTTACAACGATAAAGATTTTGACTATGATGGTTACGATGTTACTGATCTACGCCATAAATTCATTAAGATTCTTGTGGTTAACAAGACTGATCTCTTTGCGTTTGATCGATTTCTGGATCGTATTCAAAAGCAAGACGTCTTTGAAATCAAAATTGCAGAAAACTTTGATGAATTTCTGGGATCAAATGTGGATAGTGAAGACCTGGAGAAAGTGTCAGATACCTCTGAGCTTATTGGGGCATATGTTGATGCTACTCAGACGGACCTGGACAAGGATGTTATTAAAACACGCCTTCGCGAATTATTCATTGAAGCCCAGAATCTAGAAACAGCATGATCGTTTTTAAGCGTTGCAAATACAGAAATTTCCTTTCGACTGGAGATAAGTTTACCACAATTGAGCTTGATGCATCTCCATCCACTCTGATTGTTGGTCAGAATGGTTCTGGCAAATCTACTTTGCTGGATGCCCTGTCTTTTGCTCTTTTCGGTAAGCCACATCGTGATATTAAGAAGCCACAACTTCTTAATTCAATCAATAACCGTGATTGCGAGGTTGAGGTTGAATTTAGTGTTGGACAGACTGAATTTAAAGTTGCTCGTGGAATTAAACCTAATAAGTTCGAGATTATCCAGAATGGAGTCCTCATCAATCAGGAGTCCCATAGCCGAGACTATCAGAAAATCCTTGAGCAAAACATTCTCAAGCTGAATCATAAGTCATTTCACCAGATCGTGGTGCTAGGTTCGTCGTCATTCATCCCATTCATGCAGTTGCCCAATAATGCTCGGCGAGAGGTTATTGAGGATCTATTGGACATTAACATCTTCACTAAGATGAATGTCGTGTTGAAGGAACGTACTGCAAAGCTGAGGGAGGTATTAACCAATACCACTTATGAAATTGATCTTATTCGTGAAAAGATCAAGATGCAGGAAAAATACATTGGTGACCTTAAGAATCTCGATGCAGAGAAAGTTGCAAAGAACGTAGTGCAGATTCAAGATCTTCAGAAAGAGATTGATGGTCTTCTTGAAGATAATAAGTCACTCTTTGTGGGCGATCTTCTAGAAAAGGTGAAGAAGGAAATGGTCAAGCTTACAGACACGAAGAATAAGTTGACGACATATCAGACTCAGATTGAAGCTAAAATTGGTGCATTGGTACGTGACGCTAAGTTCTACGAAGAAAACAATAATTGTCCCACGTGTGCCCAGGTGCTTGATGCTGCATTTAAAGAAGAAAAGTTAGGTAAGGTAAAACTAAAGGCGCGTGAACTATCTGAAGCCAAAGAGGATCTGATGGATGAGATGAACGCTGTTATGGATGAGATTAAAAATGCTTCACTCGGGCTTGAGGGTTATACAAAGGTGAGCAATGCAATCATGACAAATAACGTGACGATCGCTTCAATTCAAAAGCAGATTAAAGCACTTGAAACTGAATCCGCCAAGAGTAAGAACGCCGACATTGCTTCTGCAGAAACTGCACTTTCCGACCTTACTTTATTTTCACAAGATTTAAATGACCGCCGTGCTGGTTATTATGAGGAAGGCACGTACAATCAGGCTATTGCAGAAATGCTGAAGGATACTGGCATCAAAACCAAGATTATTCGTCAGTATCTTCCCATCATGAATAAGCTGATCAATAACTACCTACAAGTTCTTGACTTCTTCGTTTCTTTTAACCTTAACGAATCCTTTGAGGAAACCATTAAATCTCGGCATCGGGATTCATTCACCTATTCGTCATTTTCTGAAGGTGAAAAATCCAGAATTGACCTAGCCCTTCTATTCACGTGGAGACAGATTGCTAGAATGAAGAATTCTACTTCAACAAATCTTTTAGTGCTGGATGAAACGTTTGATTCTTCTCTTGATGCTGATGGTGTTGAGAATCTGATTAAAATTCTGGGCACGCTTGAAAGCGACACCAACGTCTTCATCATTAGCCATAAGCATGATGCATTGGATGGAAAATTTAAGGCAAAGCTCGAGTTTTACAAAGAAAAGAACTTCAGTTACTGCAGGTAAGAATTTCCTAAGTTGTTGATGGTCAAGGGTCGCGCAAAATCGCGCTAGATTCTGTGAGTTTAGCTATTTACTTTTGCCTACGGACAGTCTAGTATATCTGCAGAATGAAGAACGAATCACAAAGCCAATCAATGCTGGCACGACTCCTGTCAAAGGAGAACATCTCGGTGCAGCATGGCAACTACTCAACCGCCTTTTTTGACGTCAAGGAACGTATCCTTGGACTTCCAATCTGGAAAGATAAAGGCAAGGACGTGTACGATCTTCTTGTTGGCCACGAAGTTGGCCATGCTCTTTATACCCCTTCAAATG